GCTTAATATGGAAGAAGTCTTCACTGGTAATGGGCCGGCAAGATTACCATTGGAAACACGAACCTTGCCTCTATGGTTGGAAAGAGGGCGCAAGTCATCTTTGGGCGGCAGACCGTAAACAAACAACAATTCTTGAATTTGATAAACCATCTCGCAACGGTGAACATCCAACCATGAAGCCAGTGGGGTTGTTTGAGTATCAAATGCTTAACAACACCAAAGGTGGAGATATTGTGCTGGACTTGTTCGGTGGATCAGGAACAACGATGCTTGCCGCAGAAAAGCATGGACGCATTGCATATCTGATGGAATTAGACCCCAAATACTGCGACGTTATTGTCCAGCGATGGGAGGAATTCACTGGTAACAAGGCTTACTTGGAAGGCACTAATGAGCCGTTTGTTAAGCTAGATAAAGCGGCATGATTTAGTTAATAAAAGATATGGCACAAGCTCCTCACAAACCGACCGATAAAACCCGCGAGCAGGCTAAGCAAGCCGCGGGGTTGGGATTGCCGCACGATCAGATTGGGGCGCTCCTGGGCATATCGCACGTGACCCTTCGCAAGTATTACGAAACAGAACTTGCGCTCGGCAAGGCAACGGCATCCGCACAGATAGCCAAAACCCTTTTCAATAAGGCGCAATCAGGCGATACGACGGCGTTGATTTGGTGGACTAAGGCGCAGATGCGGTGGGCTGAGACGCAACGGCATGAAAACACAGGGCCGGAGGGTGGGCCACAAGAGTTGACAATCCGATGGGCCGATCCGAAATAATCCTTCCCTATGCGCCGAGACCCGCATTCTTGCCGTTCCACGCAAGGACGCAGCGATGGGGCTGTCTCGTAGCCCACCGGCGAGCAGGAAAGACTGTCGCAGCTATCAATGACGTGATTAGGGCAGCGGCAACCTGTCGATCAACCTATCCGCTGTTTGGCTATATTGCACCGTACCGCAGCCAGGCGAAAAGCGTTGTTTGGGATTACCTGAAGAACTTTGCGCAGCCGATCATCCTTGACAGCAACGAGGCTGAACTAACCGTAACCCTGATGAACGGGGCAAAGATTCGGTTGTTCGGTGCTGACAATGCGGATGCCATGCGGGGCTTGGGCTTTGATGGTATCTACATGGACGAGTACGGCGACTTTAGGCCGAGCGTATGGGGCAACGTCATCCGTCCGGCGCTGTCTGACAAGCAAGGTTGGGCAGTCTTTGGTGGTACGCCGAAAGGCAAAAATCAGTTTTGGTCGGTTTATGAAAACGCCACTCGTTCCCCTCACGAGTGGTTCCTGCTGCGTCTCCCCGCCTCTTCGTCGGGCTTGTTGCCACCATCCGAGCTTTTGGCAGCAAGGGCGCAATTGTCCGAGGATCAATACTTGCAGGAGTACGAATGCTCATTCGAAGCTGCAATCCTCGGAGCTTTTTACGGCACAGAATTCAGAGAACTGGAGCAACAAGGACGAGTAACAACTGTTTCCGTTGATCCTAGCCTACCCGTACACACAGCGTGGGACTTGGGATATCGGGACGACACGGCGATTTGGTGGTATCAGGTGCTGCGAGGAGAAATCCATGTTATCGACTTCTACGCGGTATCGGGCGCAAACATTGAGGAGCTTGCACAAGTTATCTCGAGCCGAGGTTATCGCTATGGTAAGCACTGGCTCCCGCACGATGCAAAAGCCAAAACCCTTGCCAGCGGTGGAAAAAGCGTCATCGAGCAACTTGCGCAGCATTTGGGCATTTCCTCGTTGGCTATCGTCCCTGATTTGTCGATCCAAGACGGTATTCAAGCGGTGAGGAAGATGCTCCCGATCACTTGGTTTGACAACAAGTGTTACGAGGGCGTTGAGGCATTGAAACAGTACCAGCGCGAATACGACGAGGATAAAAAGGCTTTCAGACAGACCCCGCGACATGATTGGACTAGCCACCCTGCGGATGCTTTTCGTATGATGGCGATTGCATGGAGGCAAGAACCGGCTGTCAAAGCGCCGGATGTAGCAAAGCCTTTGATGGTAGGCCCGTCAAACACAGTTACCCTCAATGATATGTGGGCAACTCAACAACCCAGGAGAGCAAGAATATGAGCGGCGTTTCTTATCCGTATCGCTATGCCTATGAAACCGTGGCGGCTAGTCAAACAGCGCAAGTATTGGGCGGCAGCGGCGCGACGGGCGACTATTTGCACAGGCTGATTATTAGCGTGAACACCGTGGCCACGGCAACTGTGACCCTGCTGGACGGTGCTACTTCCATTCCATTGCTTACAGGTTCAGCAACGCTTGTTCCCGGCGTTTACAGCGTCGAAATGAATACGTGCTCTGCAAATGGCGCATGGAAGGTAACGACCGGTGCTGGTGCGTCGGTGATTGGTGTGGGCGTGTTCTCGTGAACAAGGCCGGGCTATATGCCAACATCCTAGCGAAGCAAGAGCGGATCAAAGCCGGTTCGGGTGAGCGTATGCGTAAGCCTGGCGAACCCGGTGCGCCGACTGCTAAAGACTTCCGCGAAGCTGCAAAAACTGCAAAGCCGGAGAAAAAATGAGCGCAGCATGGACAAGAAGCGAGGGCAAAAATCCCGAGGGCGGTCTGAATGCCAAAGGGCGAGCGAGCTATCACGCTGAAACTGGCGGCACGCTAAAGCCTCCCGTTAAAGCTGGCGATAATCCGCGGCGTGCTTCGTTTCTTGCCCGCATGGGGAATATGCCTGGCCCGATGGAAAAGAACGGCAAACCTACCCGACTTGCGCTGGCTTTGAAGGCATGGGGCGCATCCAGCAAGGAAGATGCTCGCGCAAAGGCTCGCGCTATCTCGGAGCGTAACAAATGATTGAACAAAGCACAGGTTTGCAAAAACTGCTGCATATCGTTGCAGTTTACGATAACGACTTTAAGAAGTGGGAAGCCCGCACCCAAAAGATCATCAAGCGTTATCGGGACGACAATCGCAGCCAAAACACCAACGAAACGGCCAAGTTCAATATCCTTTGGTCGAACGTACAAACGCTGATTCCTGCTGTGTATGCGCGTCTACCGAAAGCCGACGTTTCGCGGCGTTTTGGCGACAACGATCAAGTGGGACGGGTTGCGTCATTGCTGATAGAGCGGGCGCTAGACTTTGAAATTGAGCATTACACCGACTTTCGCAGCGCGATGAAGCATTGCGTCGAGGATCGTTTCCTCGGTGGTCGTGGCGTGTCCTGGGTGCGTTATGAGCCGCATGTCAAAGCTATTGATATGCCCGAGGACGGGCTAGAGATAACCGAGGACGTGGAAAGCCCCGACGAACAAATGAACGGGGCAGAACCGCTTGAGGAAATTGAGGACGAATGCGCTCCCACTGACTATGTGCACTGGAAAGACTTCGGCCATGCAGTAGCGCGTACATGGGAAGAAGTGACCGCGGTATGGCGATGGGTTTACATGACCCGCGAAGCACTCATTGAGCGTTTCGGCAAAGAAGTCGGCAACAAGATTCCTTTCGATGCTGGCCCCGACACCCTCAAGCAATATGGTCAATCGACTAAGGAACACACCCGCGCAAAGATTTGTGAATACTGGGACAAAGAAACCGGCAAGGTTTACTGGTTCAGCAAGTCGATGCCCAACATCATTGACGAGCGGGATGATCCCCTGCAAGTCGAAGGATTTTTCCCCTGCCCGAAACCGTTGTTTGCGACAATGACAAGCGACACCCTCGTGCCGGTTCCTGATTTTGTGCTGTACCAGGATCAGGCTAACGAGCTTGATATTCTGTCTGACCGGATAGATGGGTTGGTCAAGGCTTTGCGCGTTAGGGGCGTTTATGACGCGTCTCAGCCCGCTTTGCAGCGTCTGATGACTGAGGGCGAGAACAACGCTCTATTGCCGGTTGACTCTTGGATGGCATTTGGCGAGAAAGGCGGTCTGAAAGGCGCGATTGACTTCCTGCCCATCGACATGATTGCCGCGACGCTGATCCAGTGCTATCAGGCTCGGACTGAAATCAAAAACCAAATCTATGAAATCACAGGTCTGTCGGACATTATCCGAGGCTCGTCGTTTGCGTCCGAGACGGCTACAGCACAGCAAATCAAGGGGCAATATGCCTCAATCCGGCTGCGGTCAATGCAAGAAGATGTTGCGCTGTTCGCATCGGGCTTGTTGCGACTGAAAGCGCAGATTATTTGCACCAAGTTCCAGCCCGCAACAATTCTCAAGTACGCCGCAGCCGATCAGATGCAGCCCGAAGATCAACAATTGATCCCGCAAGCATTGATGTTGCTGAAAGACAAACCGCTGCGGAACTTCCGCATTGAAGTGGCTGCGGATTCTCTCGTGCAGTTGGACGAACAACAAATGAAAGCCGAGAGGAACGAATTTATCGGCGCGTTGGGCAATTTCTTGAAACAAGCATTGCCGCTCGGCCAGGCTGCGCCGGAAATGATCCCGATGATTGGCGAAGTATTGAAATTTGGCATCGCAGCATTCAAGGGTGCAAGACAGATTGAAGGCGCAATTGACCAATCGATCAATAAGCTGGTTAATAAGCCTGCTGCACAGCCGCAACCCAATCCCGAAATGATGAAGATGCAAGCCGAGCAGCAATTGCAACAGGCGAAAATGCAAGCAGAAGGGCAGCTAGAACAAGCCAAGATGCAAGCAAATATGCAAGTCGAGCAGGCTAAATTGCAGCTTGAACAAGCAAAAGCACAGCGCGAAGTCGAAATTGAACAAATGCGGGCGCAGATAGACGCTCAGAAACTAGACTTCGAGCGCCAAAAAGCCGAAATGGAAGAGCAATACAACCGCTGGAAAACCGAACTTGACGCAGCAACAAAAGTTACCGTGGCGCGTATCGGGGCAAATCCTGGCGTGGATATTCCGCTTGTCGAGGCTGCAACCGCATCCGCTGAGCGTATGACTGCCGAGCTAGGAACGGGCGTACAAATGGCGCTGCAAAACGTCGAGAAATTGCAACAGGATATGGCGCTATTGCACGATCAAACTGCCGGCAAAATTGACAACCTGCTGAATGTCATGGCTGCGCCCAAACGGATTATTCGTGGGCCTGACGGTAAAGCGGTCGGAGTTGAAATCGCCACATGAACGGGGGATGGGATACCGGAACATGGGATTCTGCGACGTGGGATTATGTCCCCACGCTGATTGACCTTGATACCCATGACGGCGACAAACTCAAAGATCGATTTGAGCGGGAAAAGGCTAGTCGGGAAAAACGCCGCGCCGAGGTTTTAGACCTGTACGAAAGAATTGTTGAAGGCAAGGAAGATATACCCGAAGTCGTTGAACCGTTAAAATATGTTACAAAACAAGAAATATTGACAAGCAATCTTGATTTTGATAAGTTGATTGCCGATCTTAAGAATGCTGAACAAATATGGCATCAGCATATTGAAACGGACGATGAGGAAATTCTGTTACTGCTATGAGAAAACGCTGGATTTACATTGACGGCGAAGCAATAGAAGTAAGCGAACACCAACCGATTGCGGTGCATCATGTAATGCCCGACATTCAGCCTTATCAATCCATGATTGACGGCTCAATGATTACTAGCCGCAGTCGCCATCGAGAGCATTTGCGGGCGCATGGCTGCATAGAAGTCGGCAACGAAAAAATGGAAACAAAAATTGCGCCACCAAAAGACAATCGCAAAGAAGTCTTGAGGTCGCAGTTAGCGAATATGACTCACGCAGACGCAAACAAGATTTTGAACAAACTGCGAGACGATGCACGATTTTTCCGTAACCCCCACAGGGAGAGATAAATGGCTGATCTGAACGCAATTGCAC